CTGTTGCTCGACGCCGGGATGTACATCGCCGTGTTCGACACCACCAAGGTGACGAATCGCGGCGGCTCGGTGATTTCGTCCGTCTCGAACTCCGGCGACAACGTGACGCTGACGTTGGCGACGGCGATCTCGGGCATGGTGAGCACCGACGTGATCGTGTCGGCCTCGCCGGTCGCGAACGCCGATACGTCGCTCAACGGGAACACGAACGGCCTGATCAACGTCACCAACCGCGGCGACAACTACCACTCGCTCCACTCGCTCGACCACACGTCGAGCGGGAACGCGCGGTGGGACTGCATCCGCATGGTGGCGGGCACGGACACGGCGGACATCAACAGCCCGAGTGAGTTGGACATCTACGACCTGATCACGAAGGTCGCGGGCCGCTCCGGCAAGAACGCGCAGACCTCGCCGAAGGAATTCCTGCTCCTGACGACCCCGGGCATCCAGCGCAAGCTGGCCGAGTCGTTCCTGGGGCAGCGGCGCTGGGATATGAACGCCAAGATCGAACTGGAGGGCGGCTTCGAGGGCGTGAACATCTGCGGCGTCGCGTGCGTGGCGGACGTGTGGTGCCCGCGCGGCACCGTCTACCTCGTGCATCTGCCCAGCCTCGTGTGGGTGGACGCCAAGGATTTCGGGCAGGTGCAGTTCGAGGATTCCGGCACGTGGCGGTTCATGACGGGCCGCGACGCCTACGAGACCTCGTTCGGCGTCTACACGGAATTCGGCACGGCCAACCGCGCCGCCCACGGCTCGATCACCGGGTACACCGACACGGTCGACTACGGCTTCGTCGTGTAGTCATCGGTCACCACGTCACGGGCTCCGGGGACGCTCTCGGGGCCCGTTGGCGCTGGGTCACCTTTCAATCCAGTAGAGAACTCTCATGAGTGATGTCGATCGCCGGAAACCCGATCCACCGATTCGGTCCGGGTATCACCCGATCATCAGCGAGTCGGCGCTGCTCGGCACGGGGGGCCTGACCATCGGCAACTCGGGCACCACGAGCACGCTGATCCCGGTGGGCAATATCAAAGTCTCGCTCGGCGCCTTGGCGCTGGAATTCCTCACGGCGGCCACGTCGTCGGCCGCCGTCACGGTCCAGGTGTTCAAGGTGGACTCGGGCGGCAACAAAACCGCGCTCTGTGCCGCGACCTCGATCAAGTCGGACGTGATCACCGGCGCGGGGGCGGCGAATTACGCGCTGCCGATTACGGCGGCCAAGTTCGATTCCGCGCAGGGGGACCGCGTCATCGACGGCACGTCGGGCTTCTACCTCCAAGTCGACGTGGTCGCGGCCGGGACGGTGTCCGCCCAGCCGCAGGGCACGGTCACGGCGCAGCTCTACGTCCTGAACTAGCACCAGTCTCATGCATCACGAGAACGAGTACGGCGTGCCGATCCCGTCGGCGGAGTTGCAGGAACGGGTTCGGCGCGTCGACCCGGCCATCCAGTTGCGAGCCTTCTACTGGGGCCGGAACGAGATCCGGTGGGCCGCGCAGTACGCGTGGCCGGAGAACGACCCCAGGCGCGCGCGCATCCAGTCCGGCGAGCTCGATCCGGCGAAGGCGTGGGACATCATTTGCTACGCCCCGCTCGACTGTTCACCCGATGAATTCGTGGGGCTGTTGGACCGCGGATTGACCGCGATGGGGGTCGGCAACCAAAAAGGCTACGTCGTCGAGTTGTTGGCGAAGGTCGCGGCCGAGAACCGGAAGGTCGCTGCGGACCGGTGGGCGAAGGTCAGTGACGATGCGCTGGAGTTGATGGACACGCACGCGTCACTCGTGAGCCCCGACATCATCCGACAGTCGGGCATCAGCGTGCCGGGCATGGGTCCTGAGTCGCGGCCGAAGAAGCGGAAGGGGAAGGCGGCGTGACCTGGACGCGGGCGCAGGCCGATGCCCGGAACGCTCCCGACTGGACCGACGCCGACGTCAGGGCCACGCTGGGCTACGCCCATATCCGCGCGTGGAAACGGGTGCTCGACGCGAACCGCTACCTCCGCACGAACGTGGTCTCCGTGGCGCAAGGCTCGGACGGTCGGTTGCCGATCGCGAGTTTCGATGCCGGGGCGGGCGATTCGCAACAGCGGTTCTACCGCCTGCTCTATCTCCACAACGGGCTCCGGGTCTACGACGAGGACCAGCGGAACAAGATTCCCTTAGGCACGATCACGGGCGTGCTGTCCGTCCGGCCGCTGTGGTATCGAGACGGGGACTACCTGCAATGCTTGCCGCAGGAACCCGCGTTCGTGATGACGGCGGTCGTGAACCACACGCCGACCCCGATGGATCAGTTGAGCCAAGACACGGTGGCCGCCGAGTTCCCGCGCGACTACGAACTGATCCTCTGCTACGAAGCCGCCGCGCTGCTCTTGTCGAAAGGCGGACGGGAAACTGCGGCGGCGGCCGACCTCCAGCAAGGGCTCGCCGACAAAATGTGGTCGGACTGCCTGGGGGATCTCGCCCGCACCTCGACCGATCCGACCGTGATGGAGTTCCCCGACATCCGGGGCCAGTGGGGCGCGGAGGGATGGTGACCGGGGTGGCAAACTAGCCATGTACGTCGCACAGATGCTGGGTCGCCAGGTCGTCACCGACCAGCAGGAGGGCTTTGTCGGCGGGGTCAACACGATCGGCGACGCCTTGGAACTTCAGCCGAACCAAATGGCGCGCGCCGACAACGTGCGCCTGACCACAATCGGCGGCGCGACGAAACGCGGAGGCACGCAACGCGTGCATGCCTCCTCGCTGGGCGGAGCGGTCCAAGCCGGTTTTTGCTGGCGGAAAGCGAGCAGCGTCGAACACCTCGCGGTCGCCAACGGCGTGTTCTACACCGGAGGGTCCTCGATCGCGATTCCCGTTACCTACACGGCCAAGTCGATGAGCGGTGGCGGGGCCGCGCTCTCGAGTTCCGCCTATCTCTCCATCGTCGCCTTCCGGGACGGCACGCAGGAATGCGTGTATGTGGCGGACGGCGGAACGTTGCTCGCCAAGTGGGACGGCACGAGCCTGACGCGCGTGGCGGGTACGCCGGCCGGCATCGCGCGGCTCGAGGTTTATAACCAGCGGTTGCACGGCATCACCACCGTCGACCAGACGGACTGGTGGAGCGCGGTCAACAATGGTGACACGATGGGGATCGACGGCGTCGCCGGCGGGTCGGCGGTCGTCCGCACGTTCGGCAATCAGCGCTTAACGACCCTCCACACGATCGTCGGCACGCTCGCGCTCTCGCATGTGACCGGCGTGTCGCGATTCACCGGCACGACGCAGGACGACATCGACATTGCGGCCGGCGCCCAAGGCTTCTCGTCGGACGTCGGCTCCCAGTTCCCGAATAGCTGGGTCACGGCCGACGGCGTTGGATATTTCCTCTCCGATCGCGGGGCGTTTCAAGCGTTGGACGTGGGGATCGCGCCGCTCGATACGCCACAGATTCCCGATCCGACGGTGCCGGTCATCGCCGCGCTCGGCGCCTCGAACTTCGGGCAAGTCTCCGGCGTCCACGACTCCGTACACCATGAGATCCGGTGGTTCCTCCCCGGCTTCGGTATCGCCGCGTTCAACGTCCGCCTCCGCGCGTGGACGCTGTACCCGACCGGCGTGTACGTCTCTGCCTCGACCACGGTGCAGTGGCCCGCAGTGAATGATGCCGGCGACCCCATCGTGCTCTTCGGATCGGCCGACGGGTTCGTGCGGCAAGCGGACGTGACCGGTTCCTATGTCGACGACGTCCATAGCGACGGCACGAGTGGGTCCAACGTCAGCATGGTCGCGACGTGCCACCGGATGTTCTCGCAGGACGACGTGAGCGAGAAAAGCTTCCGCTTCGCGTTCGTGTTCGCGGACTTGGACAACTCGACGTCCGCCGCGCTGTCGTGGGAGAGCCCCACCACGGGCTCCGGGACGCAGACCTTCATCGCGATTTCGTCTGGCGAGACGTGGGGCTCGTTCACCTGGGGCTCGTTCAACTGGGGCGGCAACGGCGCCACGCGGTACAAGGTGCCGATCTCCGGGCGCGGGTCGTACATCGACCTGACCGTGAGCGACGCGAGCCCCCAAGCCCCGATTTTCTCGCGCTTGACCTTGAAGGCGTTCGACATGGGCGCCCGCGCCTAATGCGACCAGTGAGACCATAACCATGGCTTCCGGCACCGTCGGCAGTTGGCAGCAGGGATCATTTACCAGTCCCGTCAACGGGCAGAGTGGAGACGCCTCGGTCGTGCTCGGGAACGACAACGCAACGGTCGCGAAGCACAATAGCCACGACAACGACGCGACGATCCACGTCCAGAGCTCCGTGCTCGCGAGTCGTCCGGGCTTCGGCACCGCCCAGCGGGTCTGGGTCACGACCGACGGGCTCCGGGCGTACGTCGACAGCGGGTCGGCCTGGAATGAGCTGGCGTACCTCCCGTTGGCTGGCGGAACGGTCACCGGCGCGGTCACGTTCTCCAGCACCGTCACCGCGAATATCACGGGGAATGTCTCGGGCTCGTCAGGCAGTTGCACCGGCAACGCCGCGACCGCAACGTCCGCGAGCGCGTGTTCGGGCCTGGCGGCGACGGCGACGGCCCTGGCGACCCCGCGCACGATCAACGGGGTCGCGTTCGACGGGACCGCGAATATCACGATCACGGTCTCGTCCCTGGACGCCAACAACCTGACCGGGACCACGCTCCATAGCTCGGTCGTCACCAGTTCGTTGACGACGGTCGGCGCGCTCACCGCGGGCTCGATCGGGTCGGGGTTCGGCGCCATCAACATCGGCACGAACCCGATCACCGCCGGGAAGGTGACGCTCGCCGATGGCGACGGCTCCGCAAAGATCACCACGACCATCATCACGGTCGCCTCTGGTGCGACGCACGTGATTGCGACCGGCGCCGGACCGACCGGCGGTGGCGGTAGCGGCGCCAACGTCCTCATCCTCGTCGGCAAGTCGACGGCGTCGTCGACCCTCGGGTGGTTCACCACGATCCTCGGCGGCGTCATCGGGCCGCTGTTTGCGAACACCGACTACACGCACACCCTCGGCTCCTCGAATGCGACGAACGTCTCCGCGTCGGGCGCCGACATCGTGCTCCAGAACAACACCGCGGGCTCGATCGACTACACCGTCACCATCATCGGCGGCCCGTTCTAGAACTCGCATGAGCCGCCGCCTTCATCGTCTCACCAACCACCATCAAGGTCGTCGCATGCCGGAGCAAGCCGCCGCGCCGCAGCCCATCACCATTCCCCTTACCGACGCGCAGCGCGTGCGCCTCGCCCGGATCAGCACGGGGTCCTTCCAGATCGAGAACAAGACGGGCGGCCCGGTCAACTACGCGGTGACGTTCATTGGAAACAAGTGATGTCGTGGCCGAACGCGGTCGCCATGGAACACTGGCGCCGGCTCTGCCGGCGCTTCTTGACGCCCCCCGGCAATGTCATCGCTCTCCCCGTCCCCGCATTAGCCACCACGGTGACGTGGACGCTGCCGCGCAAAGAAGTCGATGGCAACTACGGCGCGGCCTGCTCCCCGTCCTGGCCCACCGGGGTCGGTGCGGTGACGAGCGCGACGAACATTGTGCTGACGTTCGCGACGCCGGCACCCGCGAATGCCTCGGTGAGTATCGCGACCTTCCGGTCTGAGTAACCTCTCATGGCACTTTCTCAACTCCAGGGCCTGTCCCCGTTAGGCGGTCAGGGACCTGCGAGCGCCGGTCAACCTGCGGCGCCGAATAACGACGGGACCAGTCCGACCGATCCGGACCAGCAGCGCCGGAAGCGGCAGCTCCAGCAACAGCAACAGCAGCAGCCGACGCCGGGCGGTCAGTCGGTCCAGCCCCAGACGTTCTCGCAGATGCAGCAGGCCGGGCAAGCGCGTCCGGCACCCCCAGCTCCAGCGCCGACGACTGCAGCCCCGCAAGCGCAATTCCCTCCGGCGTC